CCACTAAATCAGCTACAGTTTGATGAAAGTCTGCGTCTGCATTGGCATAAGCTTCAACTAATTCCTGCGATCCCTCATAACCCTCACCAATACTAGATGCATAGTGGACTACGAGGCGTGGTTCTTGTTGCGAGTAATCAAAACTACCCCATTTATATCCTTCTTCAGGTAAAAACAAACCACGAATTAGTGGCCCAAACTCTTTATTTCTGGCGGGTAACTGTTGTAAGTTAGGACTGCTCATTGATAAACGTCCTGAAACAGTACCACCATTATCAGAGCGCAACTGATTTATCTCTGCATGAATCCTACCTTTATATTCATATTTCATTATTGAATTTAAAAAAGTATTGTGAAACTTATTTATTTCTCTAGCGCTAACAACAAGTTTTGAAATTTCTGTATCGTTGTTGACTAACCAATTCTGTGTAAAACTTGGCTCTTTAGATTTTGGTGATTTAGGATATTCAATACCTAACTTATCAAAAGCAAAAGCGATTTGTCTTGCTGCCCATATATCAATATCTTTACCAACTAATTTTTTTATCTGTTGTAAAATTTCTTTTTCTTTTACAGCGAACTGTTTTTGTAATTGTTCAGCCTTCTCAACATTTACACGAATACCTTTTTTTCGCATTTTTATTAATGTAGGCAAAAGATTTTTTTCTAATTGCCAAATTGTGTTGAGGTTCTGTTTAAAGATTTCGTGTTTAAATCTTTGCCATAAGAGGTACGTGAGTCGTGCATCTTGTTCCGCATAGTATCCTACATGCTCTGCTGGTAACATCCACATTTCCATTTTTGGATCTACCCCGTGAGCCTTTGCGGCTTCATTTAAATCTGTTTCTGCTTTTAATTCACCAAGATAATCTTTAGCTAAAGAATTTAATCTATAAGTGTATCTATTCTCATCAATCAGTGCTCCAGCTATCATTGTGTCAACAATCTCTCCCTTGACCTCAATACCATAAGCATTTAACCACCCAACATCATACTGAGCATTGTGAAAAATTTTACGACAAGGCAAGGCGCAAACATCTGACATATACTGTAATACTTGTTCCTTTATGAGATTGCCACCACCAAAATGACCAAAAGGATAGTATGCCTGAAAGCCTTCAGTGGCCACAGCAAATCCAATTATCTCTCCAGAGTTTGTAGCCCAACCAGAACCTAAACCCTCATTGATACCTGTATCTTTTGTTTCTAAGTCAATCGCAATTTCTTTGGCTTCACTTAAATCTCTGTAATCTAAGGGAGCTGACCAAATGTGTTTTTTAAAATTAAATGTAAGTTGTAGACTAGTCATCAGAATAATCTCGTTCAATAATCATATCTATGTAATGTTTTGCTTTTTGTAAATCTTCTTTGCCCCCTTTGCCCTGATGCCTACATACATATTTTATTACATTGCCTTCTGCAAAAAGAATTTTGTTTTTGTTTATAAACTGCGAGGGTTGGATATCAAAATCTCTGTAATACTGTCCGCCCTTTAACCAAAGATTATTTTTTGTAGTAGTCATTTTCTATCTCTTTTAATAACTGAGAAAAAGTCAACTCATTTTTATCCTCTAAAAATTCAATTGTTAACATCATCCGTATTCCATCATAATTTAAAACCATATGTTCTTTTTGATTATTAAATAAAAATCTCGTGCCCGGATAGTATTGTAATTCAGTCACAGAGTGCTGTACATCAGCTTTATCTCTAAAAAAGGTATACGATGTGTTTGGTGTAGGGATCATTGTATTAACACATACACCTCTGTTAGAATCAGCGTGCCAATTATACATAGTTTTATTTTCCATTTTAAGAACACCCACTTTATATTTATGTTGACCATACAACCATAAATAAAAATCATCTTTTAGTAAGATACTAATTGGTATTGGTGTGGCTGTAAAATTAAAATAGGGTATCCACTCTGTTTCTGGGTTAAACACTATGTTGTGTAATTCTGGACTGTAGAATTGTCCAACTTTTAATTCTTCAAAATATGGTCTCATTTTTTCTCCTGTAGGTACATAAAATAGTCTTTTCCAATAGGATAATTATATTTATAGTCTGTGGATAAAATATGTAAAGTGTTTTTTGCTCTTGTAACTCCTGTGTAATAAACTCTTTTTTCATCAGACTGCTCATCTTTTGTTTTATGTGAAAAAGATGCGGGCCAATTTGTCTTTGAGTAAATCAACACATTGTTAGCCTCGCCACCTTTTACAGAGTGAATAGTATCAATAATTATCTGAGGATCTTTATCAATAGTTTGTTGTCCATAAGTTCTAAGTAAACGAATGAAATACTGAGTTTGGTTTGGTGTAAAGTTTCTTTTCAAAATAATCCACCAAGGTCGTGTTTGTTCATAATCTTCTAAATCTAAACCCGCCCATTCTTTTAATTGTTTGAAAGTAAATGTCTGTGTTTCAGGAATATTCTGCCAAAATTTAGGTGTTCTAAAATCAAAGTCTTTTAAATCCCTAATGTACTTGTACATATTTTCAGCTTGATCTCTGCTAATAGATTTATCTTTTGATAAGGTTGTCCAAGATTTAATTGCATTCCATTGTTTTTTATCAAAAGACTTATTACCTTTATTATCAGAGAAATATAAGCCCGCATCCTTTGCGGCCATCTTTAACTCTGTAACAGTTGAATTTACTCTACCTAAAATATACCAAGTCCCTTCAGAAGTTTTAAAAGGTATTTCATTAAAATTTAAATATCGTTTTACTGTACCAAATTTTTCAGTGTGTTCATACTCTTTTTCTACACTATCAAATATACCTCGTCTTATTATTTGAGAAAATTCATATATCTCTTTACCAAAACGTCTTGTTTGTCTAAGCACAACAGGTCGCCCCGGAAAGTAAGTTGTAAAGTATTTTGGATCTGCTCCATTCCATTTATATATACCTTGATCATCATCCCCAGCTAAATAAACACGTTTAACTTTATCAACCATTTTATAAATCACTGACCATTGTAAAGGTGTAAAATCTTGAGCTTCATCAAGTATAAGAACCTCCAAAGGTGGAAAGTCTACTTCATTAATTGCTCTTTCAATCATATCTGTAAAATCTATAAACGAATTTTTTTTATAGTGTTCGTATGTGTCAACCTTTCTTAAAAATATATCTAAATTATCTTTTTTATAACCCTCTTTTTTATATACAAGTTTAGGATCTTCCATCATATTTCTAGCCTTGTCATAGATACCTAATGACCAATCTTTGTATAAAAAGCCATCATCAGCTAAACGAGTATCTGATGTCTTAATTATTTTACTCTGCAAAGCAAAGTCTAACATACAGTTCTTAGGGTCAAAAACTTCTTCTTCAAAGTATCTACGACAATACTTATGCAGTGTTTTAAACCTTTGAAAATCATCAGTGTCATACTTTGGGAAAGCAGCTAGCGCTCTATCCCTAGCTGTATTCACTGCTTTATTCGTAAACGAAATAAAAGCAATATCTTTTGGATGAATACCTATTCGTAAATATTTCTTTAATACTCTTTCTATTAAAGTATAAGTCTTGCCTGTGCCTGGTGGCCCAAAGATCTTAATCGTCTTTTTGTGCAGACTCTTTTGTTTCTGGATTCCTGAATTTATCATGATACCTTTCGTCCATTTCTGATGTTTCGTCTTTAGTTTTTATTTTTTTAATACTGTGGTGGTTTACAAAATTAGGCATATCAACATACCACACATTCTTTTCACCCTCTTTATAGTCAACCCTCTTACAATTTAACATACGAAGTGCATCAGCTGTAGTGTTAAAGGTTCGTGATGCGTGTTTCTTGAGAAACTTATCAAGGGTAAGTTTTTTAAAATAACATATATTACGGCAACAGATAATAAACCTGATAAAACAACATAAATTTTTATAAAAAAGAAGTTTGTTGGGAAAAAATAATTATAAATATTATGAACAGGAGCTATATGACCATCAGACCTTATATAAAAAATATTTTCATAACCAAGATAATATTCTTTGATCTTGAGAAAAAGATTACTACCAAATATTAGAGGCCAATCGTCACTATAAAATCCATTTGACGTAAATAGAAATATAGGAATGTAAGATGATATTATAAGAAATG